ACCGTGGCAGGCTTTCGTCTCTGACCTGGAGAAAGGGATAGAAGCCATAAAAAAGGGTGGCAACGATTCCAAGAAAGTCGGTCAAGGCATCACCGATATAGGAAATGCCGTAACGTCTTTTGCTCCTGCGTTGGGTGAGTTCGGCACTAACATCGCCAATATATTCGGTGCCAGCGATTCCGCTATAACAGGAATTACCGATGCTTTAGGGGGATTGGGTACTACAGCCGCCGGTGTCGGTCAAATTATGTCCGGTGACATTGTGGGTGGTGCCATGAGTGCTGTCAGTGGAATGTCATCTGTTGTGTCTGCCCTTGACGGTCTGTTCGGTGCAGACTATTCCCATTATAACGAGATGGTAGAGCAATATAGCCTATTGAACGATATTTGGGATGAACTGATAGACAAAAAGTTGGAATACATCAACACATCTTACGGGGCTGAAGCTAATAAGGTAGGAGAGGAAGCCTTAGAATTAGCTGAAAAAAGTATTGAGAGTTACCGTATTCTTGGTAAAGAAAGACTGAACGCAGGTTCATCAGCCGGTTCCCACTCCATAGGTGTGCGAATTCGCAAGGGAATGTCCGAACAGGGATGGGAAGAAGCGCGCAAAGCTCTTAATGACGAACAGTGGTTTAAAGAAATCTCAACCGGAAGAATGGAAAGCCTGTTTGACCTTTCTACCGAACAATTGGAGAGACTTAAATCGGAAGCACCTACTTTTTGGGCTAAATTAGATGAGGATGTTAGAAATTACCTTGATAAAATTATCGATGGGGAAGAACGCATTGAGGAAATTCATAATCAGATAAACGAGCAGCTTACACAAACCACATTCGATGGTGTGTACAGTAACTTTATAGATACCTTAATGGATATGAAAGCATCATCCAAAGATGCTGCCGAAGACATATCGGAATATTTCATGCGAGCTATGCTCTCCGAGCAGGTAGGCGCACTCTATCAGGACAAGCTAAAGAAGTGGTATGAGAAATTCGCAAAGGGTATGGAGGATGGTTCTTTGACGGAATCCGAAAGAAATGCGCTGAATGCTGAGTATATGGGCTACATTGAAGAAGCCATGAAACTGCGTGACGAGCTTGCCGCAGCAACCGGATATGATAAAATTTCGCAAGAATCAACATCGCAGTCAGCTTCATCCAAAGGCTTTCAGGTAATGAGTCAAGATACCGGCGAAGAGTTGAACGGGCGGTTTACAGCATTGCAGATTGCAGGAGAAGAGATAAAGAATCAGAATATTATTCAATCTCAATCACTTAATCTACTAACAGTAAAAGCAGATGCTCTACTTTCCATAAATACGGAAACAAGAAATATTGCTGATGATACGCGGGATTTGATAGCGCAATCCTATCTTGAATTGGTACAGATTTCAGAAAATACAGGCAATTCAGCTAAATACTTAAAAGAAATCAAAGCGGATATTGCCGAAGTCAAACGTAATACTTCAAAATTATAAATTATGGCTGAGCTATTGATAAACAATAAAGATGCCTATGCTATATGGGGCGTAAAAATGGGAAAAGGTTTTCTTGATGTACTTGGTGCATCATCATCCATGAAAGAATTTATAGAAAATAAATCCCGGTTAGAACATGGGAAACGTGTGATAGTCAATGACCCTAAAATAGATGAGAGGGAAATAACACTTTCATTTACAATTGAAGGGAAATCCCAATCCGACTATCAAGCAAAGAAAAAAGCTTTCTTTGTTGAACTTTATAAAGGCAAGGTTGATATTCAAGTTCCAGCTAACGGTAGTGAGATGTATCATCTGATTTATCTCGGTAAAAATATCACTTATGCACAGAGCTTAGGTAGAACTTTCGGAAAAATTTCAGCAAAGTTTAATGAGCCAAATCCGGCAAGCAGAACTTAATTTGTGACATTTTGCCCATTGTCATAGTTTGAAGCCTTATTTTTTAAGGCTTCTTTTTTTTATGTGCGAACTTTGAAGGCATGGAACAAATCGACATCAAAGGCATATCCGGTGCTATCTTGCTTACAACTTCGGTCAATGAAGGCTGCAAGCGTAAGTTTACTCTGATGAAGGAGGACCACATCATATTAAAGTTCTCCTTGGAAAATCCTATATATTTCAAACTTGGCTCATACGTGGAATGCGACTTCGGATTGTTCGAGGTGTGCGACTTGCAGAAGCCCGCATTCAACGCAGATACCGCCGGCTACGATTACGAATTAAGGCTTGATGCCTATTACTGGAAATGGAAAAACAAAATCTTCAAATATACCCCAGAGACTGCCGGGCAGGAAGCGTCCTGGAACCTGACCGCCCCGCTTGACGTACAAGCCGGTATAGTCCTTAGAAATTTGAAAGCTCTTGGGTACGCATACAAAGGACAAGATTTTGTTGTCTCCATTGACCCCACAGTCGAAAACAAATCACAACTGATGTCTTATGAGAACATCAACATCCTTGATGCTTGTTTTGAGATGGCGAAAAAATGGGACTGTGAGTGTTGGATAACAGAGAATATAATCCATTTCGGACGTTGTGAGTCTGGCGATGCGGTTAACTTTGAAATCGGGGTGAACGTTGTAGAGATGTCACGTTCCGATTCCCAATCGACCTACGCCACCCGAATATATGCTTTCGGTTCCACAAGGAATATCCCTTCCAACTACCGTCCGGTTGATGAGTCGGTGGTTGTGAACGGTGTGGTGCAAAAACGCTTAATGTTGCCCGACGGAACTCCGTACATAGACGCTTATCCTGATATGACTACCGAGGAAGCCATTGAACAAGTGGTTATCTTCGATGAAGTCTATCCCCGAAGGGTCGGCACCATGTCGGATGTCACAACTATTGAGGTGACAGACAAGGTGGAGAATGAGGACGGCACAACCACCGAGGAAAAATGGAATGCCTACCGCTTCAAGGATACCGGCATTACCTTCTCAAAGGACTATATCCTTCCCGGTGAGGAATTGAAAATCATTTTCCAATCCGGCAAGTTGAATGGTATGGAATTCGCTGTAACATTCGACCCTGACAATAAGAATGAACAACTTTGGGAAATAGTCAGAAATGAGAACTACGGCAGACCGCTTCCGGACGGAGTGCTTATTCCTGAGAATGGGGATACTTATATTCTATCCGGTTGGGACAGTACGAAAATAACCGAACTGGGGCTTGTGGGTGCCGCCGAACAAGAGCTGAAAGACGAAGCGGAGAAATCTGTAGCCAAATCCAAGATAGATCCTTCTACATATAACTGTAAGATGATGTCGGATGTCGCATACAGTGAGGACGGAGTGCACAATCTCTACGGCATCGGTCAGAAGGTTAACTTAATCAATAAGGCTTATTTTGAGAACGGAAGGCAGTCAAGGGTTATCGGATACGAGTTTAATCTTGACTATCTTTATGATTCTCCGATTTATACAATAGGGGAGACGGCAGCCTACTCGCGTATAGGGGACCTCGAAGGCAAGATAGAATCTCTTACCCTGAAAGGACAGACTTATACAGGCGGTTGGGACAGTGGGGTTTATCTGATTAAAAGAAATGATTCCACACCGGCTACCGACAATAATGCATTCTCGGCTTTGCGCTCATTAAGCATGTTCTTGCGAAAAGATAAAGATGACCGTACCCCGCACAAGTTATCCTCTGACAAAGCTTTTGAAATAGGGAAATTTGTCAGTGGAAGTACAGGAGGTATCATCATGGTTGACAAGGAGACAGGCCAGACTTATGCGGAAGTTGACAAGTTAAAAGTCCGCATGAAAGCCTATTTCGAATCACTGGAGATACAAAATGTAAATTCTGTAGGTGGAAAGATAGTTCTAACTCCGGGTGGTGCTGTTACGCTTATTGATGTTTGGACCAAGGGCACCATTGAACAAACGCCCATACTTTCAATGGCAGACGGGAATCCTATATTGCTTGCAGATGGCAGTGAACTCCAATTGATGGATAAAGAAACGGTAGACAATGGCGTTCCCGAAGGCGTGTACAGATGTTTCTTCCTTGCTGAGCAGGACGGTGTGGAAGTGGAGAACCGCTTCCGTGCAGGCTTCCAGGTACAGAGCAAAAACTTCAATATCAAAAAGCCGGGAGAATACCAACAGGTGGCGAACCATTATTATTGGCGTTTATGTGTAGGGGCAAGCAAAGAGCCTATCAATGTCGGCATATACAAATTGCACTATATTGACCTCAGCATGGCGGATTGCGACACAGGCAGTGACATTCCGGCAAAGGGTGATACTGTAGCCCACCTTGGTGCACGAATCAAATGGAAAGGCATTGACGGTAATGACGTGACGGATGAAAGCAATATTGACGCACAGAATGCCATTGTTTTCTCTTCTACCGATGTGTTCAGCCCGAGTGTTACTCTGTATCACGGTATAGACTCCTACTCCTACTTGAACAAGGAGTATGTTGAGTATGGCGTAGACAAAACTAACAACAAGGCGTTTTTCCATGTATACGGTGATGCGTATATTGGGGACCGTGATGGTAACAGCTTTGTTAAGTTCACCCAAGGTGAAGGCGTGGAATTGAAAGGGAAGCTTCACATTCAAGAAGGCTCCACCGGTTCCGCCAATCTGACCGACCTTCCCGATGAGATATATAATGCCGTGCATCTAGGGTCGGTAAACCTGTTACGGAATAGCGGATTCACCGGTGACTATGAGAGTGAGCAACTGTCTTCTTCCGATGAGCTTACGCCTGACAAGGAACTATATAGCAAGCAATTAAAGTACTGGACAGGTGTAGCTACCGTATCTGCCGATAATGATGCCGGTTCCGGGTATTCCGCCGCAATCGGCAGTCTGTCACAATCGGTGGCCTTAATTAAAGGAGAAAGTTATGTTATATCATTTAAAGCAAAAGGTACATCAGTGGCTGTTTCGTGTGGCGATTTCAGCACAACTCAGCCTCTTACGTCCGGTTATCAGAGGTTCACATTTAAATTCAACTTTAACGGTGCAGGTATTTTCATGCTCAGTGGTACCGCAACCGTTTGTGAACTTCAGCTAGAAAGAGGAACTATCGCGACCGATTGGAAGCCATCCATCCTGGATAATGATAAGTCCATGGCAGGTTTTCAGGCGATTAATTATATTGCCGACGCGATTAAAGATGGATCTGTGGATATCCTTGGTGGCCTGATTTTAGCCAACATGATCCAATTGGGTAATTATAAGGATGGCAAGATGCAGCAGGTTACTGCCGGAGTGAGCGGAATATACAATGATGATGATGATGTTGCGTTTTGGGCAGGTGGCACGCTTCAACAGGCTATATTAACCGTAATGAGGTTTCGTGATGATCCCAATTACCAGCCTACTGATGCGGAGTGGGCGAATATGGCAAATTTTGTTGCCACGCATGGCGGTGATGTATTTTTAAAAGGATATATCTATGCATTAGGCGGGAAGTTTCGCGGCATCATTGAAGCAATGGGAGGATTTTTCCGTGGAAGGGTTGAGACCTCTGTAGATGGGAAGCGAATTGTCATTGACCCGGAAAAGAATACGCTGGAAATGTACACGGCAGAAGGACACACCACTTTGATATTAAAATTTGACAAATCATCGGACGAGTGGGAATATGGCGATCTCATCTTGCGGAAGTATGTCAATGATCAACTGGCACTCGAAACGACTGTATATCCGGAGCGTATCAGAATACAAAATCATGTTGAAAAAACGGATATCCTGTTAAATCCCAACAACGTCTCGTTTTACGGATCTAAAGGTGAAACATTAATGGTCGGGATGAAATCGGTATATAATGGGGTAAGCGTGTCTAAGTATGTGGCGGATATAAGTTGCAGTCATTGGCCCGGTAAGGATGATGTCGGTACCGGACAGGTCTATGTGGATTATGAGACGGTGGAAGGTATTATAACTAATGGGATTTTAAAAGTAAAGAAATAATATGGAACTCAATACAGTCATTAAAACAGGTACCTGGTCTGATGCTGCCGACCGAATCAACAGTAATTTTAACAAAACTTCCACTGAAGTTGAAAAAATAAAGTTAAGCAGCACCCGCAACAAGGGGCTGTATCCTACTATCGAGGCGTTGCAGGCTGCTATACCATCCCCGGTTGTAGGTGATTGGGCTGTAGTAGGTGATACCATACCGGGACCAATTTTTCACTGCAAAACAAAAGGTGTATGGAGTGCCACAGGTACGACAGGAGGAGGTGGAAGTATAGACCTGTCGGGATACTTAACAGCCGAGGAAATTGACGATGTGACATCAATATTATAGTTATGAGAATAAATTATCAGTCCGATTTTAAAATCATAGAGAAAAACCTGAATGGAGACCTGAAAACTCCTTACCGGTTTACTTATCAGACAGTATTGTCGAAACCCGTTGTAGCCTCTTTCGACGGACACGACTACAAGAACTGTCGCAGGCTGGATGATGGCAGCCTGCTGGTTATTTTTGATAATCATGGCATGCGTCCGGGTAACCTGACGGTCAGACGCGAGTATTACCTTACTGATGCTGATTTTGCTGATGGTATCTGTAACCTTGTATCCATGGAGTTTACAGGCATCGTTCTTGTCAATGGCAAGTCTGATGACAGTACAGGTACAATTGACGTTTATCCTAACTATCAGAAGGGCGATAAGGGAGACCCAATGACATGGGAATCCATGACAGAGGAGCAGCGTACCGAATTAAAGGACTCTGTGGTAAAGGATGTGCAGAATGAGATGCTTTCTTCCTCTCCTATTTCCGATAAGGAATACGAAGATGTATTGAGTGGTTCCCTTTAATCGGGAACCGATAAAGAATAAATTTACGAATTAAAATAAGAATTATATGGCTAAAATTCATAAACTTACCAAAGGCGGGCAGACCATTTACCCTGCTACAACCACTGATGCGGTGGTACATCCGACTACGCGTAAAAACCTTACGGAAGAGCTAGCCGAATTGAATGGGAATATTGGTAATTTAGTAATTTCTAAATATTCTAACGGCGATTTTAACGGTGCAGGAGAGCTTGTACCCGAAGATCCGAATTGGGTAGCATCGGATTGGATTAGGTGCAGCGGCTCATTTTATCTTATGGTAGATAGGGATGACATAGAAATAAAAGTCAATTTGTTTAAAGGAGATGGAACAACAAGGGAAAATATAGATAACTATACCCCGGGAACTATATTGGAAAATAAGAGTAATGCTATAAGAGTTGCTATAAAATATAAAAATGGTTCTCTTTTGGATGATATTTTAAAAGAAACAAAATTAAGTCTTGTCTGCGGTCTGAATAAACGAATTATAGCACTTGAACAGGAAATACCTACAATACAGAAGAATTCTGCAAACTTGAATTATAGTAATACTATAATGAGCTCAAGTAATCCCAAGGGTATACTATATCAAGATGAGAGATATGTTTTGTATGGGAATCGGTCGTTTAAAATTAGCGTGTCTAACATACTTCCGAATAACGTATATAGAATCACTTTTTCTTCCCCTCAAGGTTTTTTTAAGAAAATCATAGCTACAGTAATTCAAGATGGCGGTAGTCCTGTTGTTTATAGCCAAACTATGCCAACTGAATTCGGTAAAATATATAATATATTGTACGAATCTAAATCAATGAGTCCTCTTTCCATTAATATTGATACATTTTTACCTGAAGGAGAAGAATATAATTCTAATTTGTCATTAAACGTATATGAAGAGTACAATGCGTACAGAACAAACACGTCAGAACTGCTTAATACCGTCAGAGTTCTGTCTTCATGTGATTTTAATGAAAATATAGTTATGAAGATTGATGAGGATAAAGTGTATTCATATAGCAGTTTTAGATTTGTAGGAGGTCGAATTTATGAATTAAGTATTAAATCCGATATTAATCTGGTTTATGGTACTGTTGGGATAACAGACGACGAAGGAGCTAATATTGAGCAAGTATATTCGGAAGATACAACGACATGGGTTTTAAAAAAAATAAAGCCATCTTCCACATTTAACAGCTCTGTATATATATGGTCTAAAAATCATTTGTCTCAGAATAATGACACATCAATTATACTAAAAATATCAGACGTAACAGAGCAGGAGATGTTGAAACAAAACGCTTCTGAGATTGAAAAAATAAAAACGCAGAAGTCCTTAAAAATAGGATATAAATGCGATATAATAGTAGCAGCAAGTGACTCGTCCGAAAGGGACAAGGCGTTGGCTGATCTAGTATGTACAGGGATTAATGATGAACGACAGATTCAAACACTGATTGATGGTATATCTAGAGAACGCACCACTCCGATAGCCTTCACAGAAGATGGCGATTTTAACGGTGCAGGAGAGCTTGTACCTGGAGATCCGAATTGGGTAGCTTCCGAATGGCTTCCGTGTCATGGATGGTTCTTCATTGAGTACAATTCGGATAAATATATTATGAAGTTGAACATTACTCCTAAGGGTGGTAGTAAAATTAATATTGATGACTATAAGAACGGGGTCATTACGTGGAATAGTGCAGAGACCGTGAGAGTAGGACTTAGTTATCGCGACGGCTCACCAAGGGATGAAGCATTGAAAGCAGTTGCTTATAAAATAGTGTTAGACGCAGTACAGAACAGAAGTTTAAATGTACTGTTTATGAACGGTAACTATTCTATTGACTCGTATCATAAGGGCATAGATGGCAAGTTGTATTGCATTTGCTTGTGCGGCAGAAACAAATCGGTAGACTACCTTAGACTAACAGCAGCACATTCCGAGAATATAGAATGCGATAACTACGGGAAGTCATATAATGGCGTGAGGTTTAATATATCGGACAAACTGTCCAACAGTATTACGGACTTGAATACGGAGATATCCATATTTGGTGCGTTGCACGTAAACGAGGGTATGAATTTTTCAAAGTGGATGCCCGAAATACAGATGGAGAACATCTATATATCTGTACCTAATCAGCGTAAGCCGTTTTTAGGAATAAATCTAGCCAACTGTTTTACTTCGATCATCACGGATTGCACCTTGGAAGTAAGAGACCATAGACTATTCAGTCAGGAATTTGACGCTGAATTTAATAAAAAACTTGTGGGGGTGCGATTCGCTGATACCTCTAATTTTGGAACTAGAAACAGAATAACCGGTATGATAGTTAATCATTTTTACGAAGGATTTCAAACGCGAGGGGATCATTATCTGGTATGTGATTGCCGTGCCTGGGGGTGTTGGTATGGTATTACATTTGGAAACGTTAAAAATGAGAATCCTGACTCAGATGATGATTATAAATATAGCGGAGAGCATCCCAATACATTTATTAACTTAACTTTGGAAAAATGTAGATATTTGGGATTGTTTACATACAATGGAAAGGAATCTGAGGAACAATATCCGTATGCGATTAATAACATTAATATAATTTCTCTGCAAACGGAAACTTATTTTACGTCAGGTCCTTATAAAGGCGAAAATTCTTATCCTTTCAAGGAAATTTCTGTAGGCGCATGGGGAGGGGAGATAAATTCCGATATATCATACTATGTTTTTGAAAAAGGATATGGTAAAAGATTTAAATGCATTTCTTCTAAGCTAAAGAAATGGGGAGATACAAGCGAAAGACCATCACCTATAAACCCAATGCAAGAGTATTATGATACTTCGTTAAATAAAATGATATTTTCTGATGGGGAAAATTGGAGAGACTATAATGGGAATATAGTTTAATTTGTTGCGATACTTAAAAACTCCCTGCATGCCTTCGCAGGCAGCAGGGAAAAAACTTATGCAAACCTCGCCAGGTCTGTTGGGTTATGAAAAACACATGCAAATATAGTATTAATCTTAAAAACAGACAAAATGAAAGATGTAATTTACAACTTTATCCAACAACACATGATGACACACATCGTGCTGATTGCCTTATGTATCGCTGTCACTATTGGGGCTATGTTTATAGACCTGTTGACAGGAGTTATGAAAGCCAAACAGCGCGGCGAGGCAAGGACATCGACAGGTTACAAAAAAACGGCTGTCAAGGCAAAGAAGTACTTCACACCGTTCTTGGAGTTGTGCTTTATCGACTTACTATGCTGTGTCGTTATCCCTTTCCCTATCTTCTCTATGATTTGGACAGTCTATTGTATATTCTGCGAATTTATATCGGTAAGGGAAAAATCATGGGAAAAGGCGGAATTGAGGAAAGCTGAAAAGACAATGAGTGTGATAATTGAAAACAAGGAAGATATCGCAAAATTGGCTGCACAGATATTGTTTGAATCAAAGAAGGAGGAAAAGAAGGAATAACTATGCCGGTATCGCTATACCGGCATAGTTATCGTCATATCTTTATGAAAAGCAGTATAATTAAATACTGTCGCAAATATACATAAATTATTTAATATAAAAATATATAAT